CGCTCTTGTGAATTCATCATTGAACTCAAACAATTGGAATTTAGAAGCAGTTGCTATTGCCTTTTCTAATACAATAAACAATCTTCTTACGTTTATTCTATCAAAAGCAGACGGTGCTGATAAACCAGTTTTGTCACCGAAAAGAACTGTTCCTTGTCCTGGGAAAAATGTCACAGGATTTACTCTTTTAGGATACAATTGATCTCTTTGTGATTTAGTTGGATTGTAAGCAAGTTTAACTACGCCTCTTACTTGACCTCTGTTAAATCCAGCAGGTGAATACCAAGCGTCAGCTGTTAAGTCTGTTCTAGCAGCTAGACCAGCCATGTCACCATTTAATGGAACATATCTATATACGTCATTATATCTGTCGTACATATATTTGTAACCACTATCAAACACCACATATGAAGAAGAATTGATATCTTCAAAAAAGTTAATGATGTTATTAGTAACGATAGTTGAGTTAGTTATTCCTACAACGTGGTTTCTTGGAGGAGAAACAAACGCCATAGCGTCTTTTCTATCTTCAGCAATTTGTAAAAGATCATTTACGTGATTTTTACCATCGCCTGGAGTTCCAATTGTTTCATTAGGTGTTTGACCACCAATGATTAAACCAACGTCAACTGATTCAGCGTCTTTAAACAACTCATAAGCAAGTTTCAATTCACCTGCCGAAGCATTAGAACCGTCATTTCCTATTGATAATGAAGTTGTTACTGAGTCTGTAATCGCTGATGTAGTGTCAAAGTTTTTGCTAGCAACTGCTGAACCAAAACTATTAGCAACACCCTTTGTAGAGTGATCCATCCAGTAAACATATGATGATTTATTAAAAATCACATTTGGATAATAGTTTGTTCCGCCTTCGCTTGTTTTAGCATCGGATCCTTTTGAAACTTTAGAGTATGCTTCAAGCACTTCTCCTGGAGTTCCTGAAATACCACCGTCTTCATCTACGACTACGATATGCATTTCATCATTTAAACCACCTCTTTTTGAAGTATAAGGTGATGTTCCTGGAGTTCCGTCAACAAAGTCATGGAATTTCCATCTTTTTCTAACATTAGTTCCGTCAGTTAAAACAGCGTGTAAGCCATTTGTTCCTGATTCTTTTCTAACGATAGTGATTGTGTTTGTTCCTGAATCGTTTGCTGTTACTTTGTATTCGTGACCATCTGTGTAATCGTCTGTAGCTGCTGTAGTCGAAAATGATACAACGTCTCCTATGATTATTCCAGATGAGTCTGTAAGAACTACTGTAGTGTCGCCAACTGCTGTTGCAGTGTCGTTTACAGTTGTTACGCCTTTTGTTTCAAAAGCGGCAGCTGATTCACATACAGAAACAGAAAGTGAATTACCCCATGTTCCTGCTGATCTTGATGCCCAAGTTCCTACAACACCTTGTCCTGTAGAATAGTTTGATTGATAGTCTTCGTTATTTAGTATTAGTACACTTGTTCCGGATGCTGTTGCATTGGACATGTTTGCGTTTGTTGTTCGTACTAGTCTTAAAGCGTTAGAGTATTGTAGAAAGTTAGCGGCACTGAAAAAAGACTCAAAGTTATTTGAATCTGGTTTGCCGAATGTTGCTACAAGCTCTTGTTCACTAGAAATAGCCACAACCTCATTTAAAGGTCCTTTACGAAAATCACCTGCCATAGCACCAATTGATGTTGATACTGCTGGTATAACTCTAGTTAAATCTTTTTCCTGTACGAGAACGCCTGGTGATACTGAAAATGCCATTGGTTATTCTCCTATTAATTGTTAGTTTTATTGTTCAAAAATCGTATTATTCATACGCCCATAGTCAAAGTTTCATTATGAGTATATTTATAATAACTTGGAATTACATGCCTTTTCGTATATCCACATTACTCCAAACATCTCCATATTCATCTATGGTATCTTCATTTGTGATATCATCAATTCCATTATCTACAAATCCAAATGGTGCCATGTCCTGTTCTATTAAATTTTGTTGATCTTCATACATTTGTAAACGAGCATTTGTGTTAGTTAACTCTTTAAAATAAGGTTGATTAGATATCCAACCAAACATAACACAACACATCATTAAATCATCATTGGAACCATCTTCCGCTTGATAACTCTGACCTCTTTTGGCAAATGTTGAGATTTCTTCAATAATCTTAAATGAATTAACAGCAATCTTATCACTCTCCATAAGTGTCTTTATATTAGCACAACCAATTCTCTTAATCTGTTTGGTCATTCTTACACCTAATGACGAACCACGACCACTGTACATTGCACCTAAGACTTGTCCGGCACGACCTTTCTGTGTAGTCATCAATATGTTATCATACTCTATTTCAAATTGTAATGCTTCGGCGATCTGTTGTCCAATATCATTAACTTCCGTTAAGATATGAGCATGGTTATAACCTTTACAAACTTGATCTATAATATTTGGAAAAACAAAAGGTTTAACTTCATTGTTTTTATAAATTGCCACAACCTTAAAAGGCATTTTGGTTACATCAAATACAATAAAGGCAGAATAATCTTTATCAACACCTCTGGCGACATCAACTGTACAAACATAGGTATTTCCTTTAATTGGCGATTCAAATACTTCTACACTACCTGAAGATTTTATAGGATTCATATATGCCATATTTTTAATCTTAGCAGGATTTATAAGAGTATTTGTTGAACCTAAAAATTCACATTCAAACTCTTGTTGAAATTGTTCCTCACTTGTGTTTCTAATAGTCTGATCTTTCCACGCTTCATCTCTACCTGGTATTTCTGACCAATGAACCTCAATTGGTATATAATCATTTCTTTTATTTTCAGCATCCACCCATAACTTATAAAATTGATTCATACCATATGGTGTAGATACAATAATCATTTTTGTTTTTTGTCCAGATGATATAGTAGGATAAACCGAACTAAAGAAAGACTCGGCAATGTTTGTAGGAACGAAAGCAAACTCATCAAGGAAAATTATGTTATAAGAACCACCCCGAATAGCACTTGAAGAAGTGGCGGCAGCGACAATCGTTGATTTGTTTTCTAATTCTATATTACCTTTGTTCCAGTTTATAACACCTTGTTGCATCCATTTGGGTAAATTTTCATATGCTAATTGTAATCTACTTAATATATCTCTAGCAGTAGATGATTTATTGGCAAGTAAAGCAATATTTGAATTAGGATTAAACAAAGCATAATGTAATAGATAAGAAATTGTTGTTGTTGATTTACCAGACTGTCTAGGTAACTTACAGATTGTAAATCTATTATTGTGTATCGTCTCTACAATTTTCTTTTGAAAACCATACATCTTAAATGGCACAAGACCCTCATCAAGTGAGACAATCTTAATATAATTTACCATAAAGTATATCGGGTCTTTGGCACACTTTTGATATTCTATTATTTGGTCTTTGGTATATTCATTCTTAATACCAACCTTAACAAGGTTAGGATTACCAAGATAATTTGTGCTATCTGCCATTTATTACTCCTTTTTAGGTGTGATGTCTTTTGGATCTTCTTTACTTAACATCTTTTGTAATTCAGCAGTTGATCCTACAAACAAAGCATTTTTAATTTGTGGATTTGCTGACTTAGGCACTTCTTTAAGTCTATTTAATTTTATGTTTAGGTCTTGAAGTTTATCCACAGTGTCGGCGACACTCTTAATACCTGCTAATGCCACTTCGTAAGCACGTGGATGCTCGCCTGCTTTAGCGACCTCTAAAATACCTGCTATTGCCTCTTGTCCTTGATCTATTAAGTTATAGTAATATTCTCTACTATTCTTATGATCGTTATCCACATCATCTTTTGCTTTTTCTTCTACACGAGTAATCGTTGGTGTGAACTCTTTATTTTCTTTAACTTCAGGCACATCTATGCCTAATATTTCATTTACTGTATCTTCCAATTTTGTCATAATGTAATATTATTTATTCGTCCTCTCCAGTCTTCGGGTTATAACTTTTACCATCATTATATGATGTTATTGATGTAGTAAATCCAAAGTCATCATCAGCATCCGCAGATGTTGGATTAGGAATTACGATAATTCTTTCTTCTCTACTTGCCTCTGGCAAATCTGTATGTAAATCAACTTGTGTCTTTTTAATAACTTTTGAGTTAGTCATAGGACCAAATAGATATGTTTTAGCAACAAAACTTAATGTGTATATTACCGCTCTACGAGTTGTATAATCACCACTATAACTGTCTTCATAGTTTACACCATTTAATATAATTGGAACATCTCTTTTAATATCTAACTCGGGTATAGCAACAACTGTTACTGTATAGTCTGGTTGAAAAAAAGGAAGTATTTGTTCTACTATTTGTAATCCACTTTCAGCAGTTGCTGTAAATATATTTAAATTATAGGATATATTATAAGGAACAGGTGTATAATTATAACTCATCACCTTACCATCTTTACCTGTCTTAACAGATTTATACTTTTGTATTCTTGTTAATTTACGAGAGGCGTCATAGTTGATACCTGATATTTCAAAACTCATTCTTGGTAATGTGATAGCAAATTCTCTCCTATCTAAATCTGGTTGTTGATCTAGTCTCGTTAAAAACTTTTCTTTTGGAGCATATGCTAATGGAACTGAAATAGATTGAACAGTTTTCCCAGTAGAGTCTTTATGCTTAATTTGTATTTTGTTAAACAGTTGGCCAAATGCCACTGTCATTCTTCTCATACTTTCGTTATAAAAATAAGTTCCAAACATTAAAATCCACCTCCATCTGGATCACCAAAAGGATTTCTTTCAGTAAAATCTAATATATCATCTTGTGCTGAAGCAGTATCAAAACCTGCCTCTTTATCTAAATCTAAATTATCAGCATATCCAGATTGTTCTTGTATAGAATAATCTTCATTGATAAAGTAATATTCTTCTCCGTCACCACTGTCGTTTTCTAATTGTAAAGCTCCTTCAGCGTCAAGGTTTTCTGATATTGTAATTGTTGGAACTGTTCCATCATAACTTGAACCATCTACATTTATATTAATGCTTGTCACTACACCATCGGTAAGTGTAGCAGTAGCAGCTGCCGTTACAGCGCCACCAGGAGGAGTAACCACAACACCTGTAATACCACCAATACCTGTAAGAGTTGGTAATACAATTGATGTTAATTTACCATTTGTTAATCCAAGAGAAGTAACTTTTAATTCTTGTGGTTGGAATGCTGGATTTATCCAGTTGATTGTAATTTCTGGTGTTGATCCATAACCACGACCAGGATTAGTAATTGTTAATGCTGTTAGTGTTCCAGCAATAGATGTTCCTGTTACTGTAGCAGTTTCAGATGGTATAGTTGGTGCCGATATAGTTAAAGTCGGCGCTGTTTTAAATCCTTCTCCACCAGCAAGAATAGGTATGCTACTAATAGCGTCATTACTTACTACGGGTGTTCCTAGTTGAAGACCAAATGTTCCACTCTCTAATGATGTTTGATGTAGAGTTTGATCTAATGAGTATGCCTCTTGTGACATATCAATATCTTCAACACCTGTATTTAATTCCTGACTTGAATATTCCCAACGAGTGCATTTTAATTTATAAACTGGTAATTGTCCTAATTGAAAGAACGGCTCTTGATCTTGTATGAATTGTATTTCAAAGAAACTATCCATTAATGGGAAGTAAATAATATCTCCCTCATTAGGTCGTCCTTCAACAATCATTGTATG